GTACGAGGATGCCTGCAACAGCCCACGAGATTGGCGCTGAAAATGCCCAACAGCTTCACCAACACGCGTAAGGCCAAATTGGTTGAATGTTCCGCCAAACGCAGCCGTAAGACAGGCATGGGCTTGCGTGTCACTAAGCGCCATGCCAACGGCGTGCCTGGTGTGAGCAGGTCCATACGTAACAGTGCCAAAGTTCGGGTGGAGAACAATCCCGTGTGGACGCTGGGCAACGCGGACAACATCACCAACAGCCACAGGTGGGAGTGGGTCGGGAAGATTAAGAACGCGCTGTACTTCAAGGACGCTAGCCTTGAAGTCCAAGAGCTGCAAACGCCGGACAAATTCATCTTCGTAAACATCAGTAATAGTTTCATTGATGGAGTCGTTATTCAGACGCCACGTACAATAATCCTCAATGAAGTCATCGGCTTCTTCTTGCTCAAGTGCTATCTCATGATATTCAGGGGAGCCGATTGGCGGCCAAAAGGGCTGGCGTGGCGGAACACAAGGGTCAGGAATGACGCGGCGAGACTGCTCGACGGGTGTCGGTGGAAGCTCGCGTGGTAGTTTGTTCTCCCTTACGGGGTCGCGAGCAGGCACCTTCGGCCCATCGAGTTTGCCCTCTCCAGGTTGACACATTTGTTGCAATGCGTCAGCTTCGTCATTATTGACACAAACATGCCAATGATCGTCGGCCATCTTACACTCAGACAATGGGAAGCGACATTCCTTCATCTTAGGCGCTTTTGGGTCGCGATTGCGTTCGGAAATCCTGCGTTTAGCGCCAACATGGGCCTTGCCCTTTTTCTTCTGATGCCAATGGGTGGGGAGGGGACAGACACGACCTAAGTCGCATTGCACTTCGACTGGCCCCTCCCCACCCCGGTCAAGGCTGCCATTGCCGTGGAGAGCGTGCATTTCACGATTCCTGCCACGAGCTTCCATCTCAGCGGCGCCGTCAAGCCCGCAATCGCAACCGCCAGAAACAAAGTTGGCGCCACATGCCCCACAAACGGTGGGCGTCGCATCCTGCCACTCCGGTTCAAGACTCTTCACTCTTTGTGGTGCGTTCTCCTTGACTTCAGGGGGGGCGGGCACAACCAAACGCACGGCATCGTAGGCGAACATGGC